TAAACTTGGACGCAGATTTGTTGCAATTCGATTTCGGAATACTAGGTTTCTTCTAACGACGGAACATATAGATTTTTGCTTGATGATTGTAATTTAAATTATTATTGTAAGGAACAACACCAATTAGTTGTTTAAAAGTGTCTGATGTACTTGACACGCTTTGGCTACAAAACTTTGCACCAAAGTAACAAAATGACTGTAGTTTGAGGATTTGCACCCTCAGATATTCAGTAGCTTCATTCGTGGAGCATTGTACATCACGGCAGATTTATCTGCCACTGCTCAGTCTTGAACAAAGATTGATACTACTCACGTAAACCAGCTGCGAGAGTTAAAGGTGTAATTAACACTAACAAGTATTATTATTCCTGGCATCTATGCCTTCTTTGTTGAGAAAATAGACGTGGCGAAGGACACGTAACGTTCCAATGGTGTATCCACCAGACATCGCCTTGTCTAATAGAATGCATACCATCTTATGCTGATGGCAATCCACTAGAAAGAGTGGAACCGGGTTGTGTATTTAAACTACATACTTGTATTGATATCTAACTCCCTTGTGCAAACAAAAGGTATCTCTGGGTGGAACCAGAGATGTGCGGGTACGGCATGGAGCAGTACCATCTCTACGGAGAATATATATCATAGAGTGTTTTATAGTTTTTATGCATTCAGTCTATTATTATTTTACTCATATGTGAGAAGAGTAGTAGGTAATAGAATCCCGTCTATGATAACATTTCCTAAAGCTTGCGGAAAAAATTTCATAGAAAAGAATAAAAGGCGTCTCACACGAACCGGCGCATTGGTGGGTTAATAGCCCCCTTTGCATCGTATAGCACGAAGTTCCCAAACAGAGCACACCATTCCAGAACCAGGACGTCCAAGCTGAGGACGTCAAAACATTTCGTAAAACTTCTCGAAAGAGAGCGCAAAATCGCAATTGTTGCAAAATCAATACCCCTAACAAATATATGAATGTTTGTCGAGAAGCGGGGCTTCTCGAGGATATTTCTAACATTTGTAAGGGTCTGGGAACCCTTGGCGCAGCATCTGATTCCATAACGAATATTTTTACTAAGATTCGGAATGCAGTCTCATATAGCCATGGTGGGGAATTGGGGGATGTATTAATATCACGTTTTGAATCTCTTTTCATTTTAATATTAGATTTGTCTACCAGAGAGAAACTGAGTGATATGATACTACCAATGGCACAATACATTAAAACTTGGACTGGGTCCAAACCTTTTTGTAAAACCATTTGTAGAATGTTGGTCCAAATACTGTGCACAGATGAGCATGGTGAACGGGAGGACCTTCGTTGGGAACCACTTGAATATGGGTTGAAACGCGAATCTGGCTTTTTCGAAGCCAACTGGGCGCAACTCACCCAAGGGAAATTCGGGCAAAAATTGGCAGGGGCCATCAATTTGCTCGTCCTGGCCGGGATTATGCCAGAAAAGCATCAGGATGGACTCACAGATGAAGTATTCAAAGTACTTCATGTTCATGCAATGCGCAAAGCTCAACCTTCCATCTTCCACCATCTTTTCACCACCATCGATTGGGTGGTGGATACAGTTGTTCCAGCTTTCGCAACAAAGAATCTTGCTCTTTTAATTACTGATGAAGATCAAGAACAAATCGACTTTATGTACCGAAAATGTCGGCATTTAGTGGAACTTAACCGCTCCGGTCAAATGGACGTTGCGAAGGAAAAGTATGATGTATCAGACGAGTCTCAAATATTGGTTGAATTCATCAATACACAAATAGCTTTAGAAACTCTCAAGAAAGCCTTTCCAAATGATAAGGCCATGCGAAGAGAGATTGAACAGAAGCTTATATTGTTGGACAAATTATCAACCGACTTGCAGGCTACTTGGCACGATTCCGGATTGCGGATAAAACCTCTTGCGATATTATTTCGTGGAGGGTCTGCAGTCGGGAAAAGTACAATGGCAGGTATTTCACAACATGTTGTTTGTCAAGTCATGGGTTTCCCGGAAGGGCCTGAATACTCATGTTCACTAAATGGCGACGATCAGTATCAATCTGCATACAAATCATGCCATTTATGTGTTTTTATAGATGACAAAGGCAACACAAAACCTGACAAAACTCAAGGAAATCCACTTATGGTACTCATCCAATTCATTAACAATATGCATTGTCAAGCATTGAAACCAGATGTAGAGAGTAAAGGTGTTATAGACATTAGATGTAAACTCGTCATTGTCACCACCAATACTGATGACTTACATGCCTGGTTCTATTCATGCAATCCTGCTTCTATCATGCGTCGATTTGACTTAATCGTCGATGTCGAACTGAAAGAAGATTGTGTTGGACCTGGAGGAGGACCGCACCCACGATTTCGCGAGTCATCCATGCCTGATATGTGGGATTTGACATGTTCCACCGTTGAAATAACACGGAATGAGTCCGATTTTCTTGCTGATGAATGGAACGCTGTTCCCCTGCATTTAGGAAAGGTGGACCTCATTTGGTACATCGATTACTTGGCAGGAATGGTTCCATCATTCTTTGCAGGACAACAAGAAATTGTTAGTGCTGCATGTGATATGCACAAGAAACCACATTGCAAGATTCACCCGTGGTACATCATGCCATGCGGAAAGTGTGCTCAAATTCCAGAAGATTATAAACCAAACGAATTTCTGCCCATCAAAGAAGCAGGAGATCTAGGTGGTGAAGAGAAAGATTACAATTACAGTATTGATTTCTCAAACCGCTGTTCATACTTCAGGAATAAAGAGACTACACCCCTTGAGAAGACTAAAACAGATAAAATTGTTCCATCAAAAGACTCACCCAAGAAGCGGATCTCCCGTCTATTGGAAGTAGGAACTGAATCAGTTAAAAGTCTCTTCGGAAAAATCAAGTCCACTGTGGAGCGCGAACCCACTTTGGCAATCATGTTTCTCATAGCATCGGTTGGCCTCGCAGCAGTGTCCATCCATGATGTGATGAACACAAAGAAGAAGCTTTCAGAAGGCGCTATCTTGAGTCGAATTGAAGCAGCAGCTAAGGTTCCTACCGCACTCACGGATCGAGATGAGAAATGGCGTTTAATATACTCCAATGTTCCATCTTATCCAGAGTACTCTACTTCTTGTACTTACGAACAATTGTGTTCTCGTATCGATAGAAATTTGTATAACGTGCAATATTTCACATACGATGAATGTACAGGACAAAGGGTTGGAAAGGGACAATGGTGCAATGCATTTCCAATTGGTGCAAGTGAATGGGTTCTTGTTGGCCATGTTATGGACTTAGGTCCATGCATTTCATGCGATTTTAAAATGACGCATGCGGCCGGCATAAAAACGTTTTCATGTATCATCAATGAAACCAATTATAGACCAATTTTCAAAACAGACTTGATAGTCGCACACATCAGCCAATCTGGTGACGTGTTTGATTTTAGCAAGGCAATGCTACCTACTTTTGACGAGGATATCATCAAGGTGGGAACTCCAGTAGCAGTGATCAACAACCACATTTCACAAGTGGAAGGAGATCCATCTGCATACCGGAATCCCTCCTCGTATGCTCTTGTCACAAAGATTAGATCCATTGAGAAATTGGCACCAGAAGGAATTGAACCCTACGATTGTATCACGTACGAGGGCGAGACAAGCCCAGGTATGTGTGGTTCCGTTATCGTGACGCTATCCAGGAATCCTGTTATTATTGCAGTTCATGCAGCAGGTTTTAAGCAAACTGGAGCGAAATCATACGGTATTGGAGCCCTTATCACAAAGGATTCTGCCCTTGAAACTCGATCCTCAACCATCGTACATACATGTGAAACAACCCCATTGTCTGGAGAGGCATTGGGGAAATCTTTCAATGTTTCCAATGAAGTGCACCCGAGGAATCCTGTTCATTTCTTGTCTCAGGACGAAACCTACAACTTTGAAGCATTCGGTCAACATGACGTACCATTGAGTAAATTCTCAACTAGTATAAATCAGACCCCAATTGCCGAGAAAGTTATGGAAGCGTTCGATTTTGACATGAAATTTGGGCCTCCCGAAAAGAAAGCAGTTCGACCTTCTCGACACCGACACATCACAGGAGTTACTACGAAGTTGCATCCAGCAAACCCACGTTTTGTCACCTTGGCATCAAGTGATTATCTGGAGAAAATTGAAAAATCTCTCCTGCAAGAAGATTGTTCTTTCCGAGAATTTGTTCACCCTCTGAGTATGGACGTGGCTATTAATGGATACCCTGGAGTTCGTGGATTTGATTGTATCAATCCAAAGACTTCTATGGGATTTCCTCTAAACAAGCCCAAGTACCACTTTCTTGAACATGGATTGGACGAGGAAATTGCCTTGAAATCATACAAATTCCAGAAGATGGAGGTTGTAGATGGAAAGAAAATTTACTCTTGGGAATTGATCTTCGATCCTGAGCGCATCGACATACGGAAATGTGTGGATGACATCTTTGAAGCTTTTGTGGATGGAAAACGGATTAATGCGATTATGCGATGTAATTTGAAAGACGAAGCACTTACTTATAAGAAAATAGCAGCGAACAAAATTCGCGTATTTGCAGGTGCTCCAGTCGATCTTGTCATTGTGACTAGGATGATTACTTTGCCTTTGATTAATGCAATGTCCAACTTCCCCACAATCTTCGAGAGTGCTGTAGGAATTGATGCTACTGGAAAAGATTGGTTGTTCTTCAAGGATTTCATTTCACAATATGGAGGAGACAGATGTGGTGATGGAGATTATTCGTCCTTCGATACGAAAATTCGTCCAGAATTCTCCCTTGAAGCCTTCAAGATCTTACGTCGAATCCTTCAACGATGTGGCGCTTCTGATGCCGTTCTAAAAGTGATAGATGGTATAGCGACAGAGATTGTTTTCCCAATATATGAAATAGATGGTTTGATTATAAAAGCCTTCGGATCTAATCCGAGTGGCCATGCTCTTACTGTCATTTTAAATGGGATTATTAATTGTTTGTATATGCGATATGCTTATTACCAAATGCACCAAAAAGATCTGTGGGCAGAAGCAGGTCCGAACATAAAATTGGGTGATATCCCTCTCTTTCACGAGATGGTTGCACTCATGACTTTTGGTGATGACAACACATTCAACGTCCATGAAGATGAGAAATTGTTCAACATGATTTCGGTCACAAGAGAACTCGACACCATTGGCGTGAAGTACACCGATGCAACTAAAGAGACATCAGCAGTTCCATTCAAGTCAGTTGAAGACCTCTCTTTCCTCAAGCGCACCTTCTACAAACATCCTGTCATTGGAGCGACGATTGGATCCCTAGAATGGGATTCCATTATTCG